CCGAATACATTTTTTTCGTCAATACCGGTATTTTGTTTTTATTGATGTTATGAATTTTGTTGTAATAATCTAATATTTCCATTTCTATGGACGTAATACGTTGTATGTAGCATATATTTTGTTTGCAGTATGGTTGAAATGTAATAGTTGTAAATTTACCATCATTTTGTAATACCATATTTGAAATAAAAAGTTGTAAATAGATTCCATTCATAGTTAAATATTCATTAGAATAAGTGAATTTTGTAAAAGTGCCTTCTACAACTGTATTATGTCGTTTTCTTAACAAATTTACATTTTCTATGTTAAAATTATCCGTGTTTAATACAATATTCATGGTTGTTAAATATACAGTCGGTATATATTTAACTGGTTTTCATTTGATTAATAACTGTTTGAAATGAGTCGTCCTATTTCTGTCTTAAGGACGTCAATAGTAGATTGTGTATTGACCGAATTACTAGCAGTTTGATTATCATGTGTAACGATTGCTTCATCAAGTTCATACTGTTTCCTGTTGATTTCATTTTCATTTCTTTTTCGAGAGAGTATATTTATTGCTATTCTACGGGCATCATATTCATCACGAAATTGTTGTCTTCGCTTGTTGTTTTTATTATACTCCTCTAACCGTTTGCGGTTAATCGCAGTGTAGTTAATGAATTTCATTCTTTCCCAGTTACCACCTTGTCCTACGCGAGTATTCCCATTAGAGTGTAAATAGTAGTATCGGTTTTTGTAAAAAGCGCTTTTTATTGCTACTACGTTATCCGGACCATAATTTATTATATTGAATCGTTCCCACGTCCACGACGATGGTAATGTAGATTTGGTCTCCATGGGTTGTTTTACATAAGTTCTTGAATTAGCATCATCCATACCTAAAACGCCTTTCCTACCTTTATTCCATATTCCTTGGGTATTATCACCATTGTCGATTATTTGAAATATCATGTTGTCATCAATCACAGGATTAGAGAAATCTACAAATTTGCTCTTGATTGAATTATCTGATCTAGTCTGTAAAACTTTGTTATGGGCTACATTGAGAATGACATATTCGTCCTTTGTATTTAACGGAACCCCATTTGTATCTGTTACATTGGTAAATCCTTCTACCAACGTAACATCTTTAGCACTGGGACGATAGAAGGTCGAATATAGCGTTATACCATATTGTAACAGAGAGAGTGTAAACACTAAAACTAGAATCAATAAGATGATTCGCTTATGTATTATTAAGTATTTCATGGCAATATATTATACTATACTATTATATAATAATGTCCGCCATACTAATGAATCAAATCCCTATCATGAAATGGAAAGGAAGTACATTCAATCAGGTTGTAACCCATATTAAGAAAAATGGAACAACTGCCAATGAATCACTTGGTAATAACATTTTTTCTGCGCTTCCGTTAAAAACCTACCGTAAAGAAATCGGTACCGGAAGTTGTACTAGTAGTCGCAACACGACAACCATAGAAGAATTAAATCGCCCAGGTAGTTCTATTGTCAACTCTAAAAGCCCCGTTTGTAATGGTTTAGTTAATATAGTAGATTTTAATGTACCCTATAATTCTAGTGAAAAAATAGGGGAATGTGCTAGCGAATGCGTTGTAGGAACGCCCGAAACGAACGCAAGACGTCGAGTTCGTAGTTCAGGTATGATTAAAAAACAATTCGACCTGTCTACTGAGAAACCAACCTATTATACCGACTCCAGGCAATATTTAAATAGCCGTAACAAGACTTACGCTCAAAATAATTTTCATTACTTCCGTGAAGGTGATGCTACAGCAGTCCAGGGCAGTAGTCAATCTATTGCGAATATATATACTACGAACACTACTACTGATTGTAAGAGGCATTACTTGTCAGCGGACACTTCATTTACCTACCAATGGGTAGCCGGTAACCCGACCGGAGCTGCAACTGGTTCTCCACCAACTGATTCAGAAGGGAATGTGATTGCTGAAACAGCCGGACAATACGGAACATTTACTGTCGATTTAAAGAAAGGATTTTATGATGTATCCGATATAAATAGGGTTCTACACTCCCAAATGTCATTAAACGAACATTATTTCGTGGATAATCGTAATGGTTCTAAACAATTCTTTATTAACTTTGTCTTTAATTCTACTACGAAATTAGTAGAACTTCAAATAAATCCTATTTCACAAACGATTATCAACGAACAAGGTCTAGTCCGTCCTACGATTGAAACTGATTCCGGTTCAAGAGACCCAGTATGGAACGTTCCCACAGAGACTGTTATACCGATTGTGGACGTATTAGACAACGAGTTTAAAGTTCTGGTTGGATTTACTGTTGGTACATATCCGTCTTCTAACCAAACTACTCAGTACATAGTTGCTTCCAATTCTTCAGATGGACCTGCTATCAAACCTAGATACACTCGCGTATATTATAAACCGAACAATCATCAATACGCCCAACAAGGTGCGGTTTCGTCCAGTTCTCGTATAACTCGGTTGAAATACAACGCAATTACCAATTCTGCGTCCAGTTATAGAAACGCATTTGGACCCCATGTTGCGAATGCTCTTGCGTATGGCGTTCCTGCAAATGGATATACTGTAAAAGATAAGATTGGTTATCCTCTTCCAAAAACACCTACATTTACTTCTACTGGAGAACAGCGAAATTGCCCTAATGTTTCCATACAAGGATAGTCGCTGACATACTATAAATTTTACATGAATGTAAATTTTATAGGTCTTTATGACAAGGAATACGGTACTTATTACACCAATATACACATTTTGAAATATTGGTTTTTAATAATTGTTCCAATTTATCGTGTTTATGCTTACTTTCTATTAAGGATATGGTATAATGTATATTTTCTAATTGTTGTTGTCCGAAAACAGCATTGTATTCTTCCATTTTTATTATGAAATGATACGTCAATGGGGTATTCAAAAAACGCACAACATTTCGTTCTCCATTATTATGTGTCATTTTCACAAACGCATTATATAAAGTGTCATAAAATGTACTATTGTTTGGATATATGAATTTCTTACATACAATGTATTTCTCGGAATTCGCATACCGACTTGTATATGGCTTCACAATATGTACGGTTTCATAAAATGATGATAATATATACAACAGGTCCAATGTATGATTCATAAAACAGTCAAATATCTTCAATATGAAACTACCTCCTTTCTTCTGCATAACTAACGCATAAAACACTTGCGCCATTAGAAGATCCGCGATATGAACTTCTTGGTTGTTGAAATCTACCGAAAAATCAAACCCACCATCTCCAGTTATCAGTTCCATAGAAGAACCATACTTCTCTTTACAATATACAAAATTTTCCAATTTTAATATGTCTCCTGTGCCATCTTTACCTCTTTCTATATATACATTTTTATTGTTCTGTAAAAAACTCTGTGTTTTCTTCCAAGCGGGTATATTAGGGTCATTTTTGTCATCCAATATTGTCATACCAGTATAACTATCATGAACGCAGTTACGAGTTTTTGCGATTGCCTCGATAAAACCACCGGGTCCTTCCGCTATATGAAATGTATGAATTGGCTTAGAATCAAACTGTAAATCAAATGTATTTATCATTTCTATCATTTTAAAATAGGACCTCGATAACGGCATGTACTTGGATATACATTTCTTTCTATGGGGGGTAAGTGTATGAATATATTCATATGGATTAGTATATTTTTTGTGGATGTCCCACTCAGTTTCGATGAGTTCGAGCCGTTGTTTTATTTCGTACAAGTACCTCGCAAGAGAATGTGAAACTGCTATATCCGGAATCTTACTATCTACAATATAATCGATATGTGTTAGTGTAAAAAAATTTACACGTGGTAATTGGTAATATGACATATTTTATAATAACAATTGTTATAGCTAATGGTTATTATACAGATATTTCTATATTGTTTTATTTTTTCAAGATGATTTTATCTTTCTTTATTTTTCTGGTTGTTTTCTTTTTGGGTGGCTCGGATTCAATCGTCGCAGTGTCTTCTTGTCCCTCTTCCAATATATCACTCACTATCGTACGTGTATTTTCTTCCTTGTTTAATATAATATCTGACATTTTTTTTACATCCAAACTACGGACTTTCTTAAACGCAAAATAGCGATTCATAAATGAGATTTGCTTTTCTTCGGGAGACATGTACGGAGCCTTACCATAATCTGTCTTGCGTGATGGATTCTGGGTTAGTTCTTGCTCCATTGATGCGAATAATTCCGAAAATAGACCAGTGCCGTCAGGTAATCCCATACCGACCGCTTCTTCTTTCGTTACTAGAACAAACCCATAATCATCCATAATACGAACTAGGTAATCAAAGTTTACCAAATACTCGCGGAATACCTTGTTTATGCTCTCTTGGTATACGTTAATCGCATATCCCAAACTCATTTCTTCGTCGGGGAATCCGGTTTGGTCGTACATCTTAGTAATCTCGTAAATCTTGCGCTCATTTTTCATTATCGTAATACCTTCCTCTTTATTCTTATTTTCTAGTAGATTAAATACTTGCTTTCCGTCATAACACGTTCCAATGAAGTATCCGTTAATTTTCGTGCATTCCGCCACATTACGCATGAAGTTATGGAACGTTGTTTTATTTTCAAAGAAATAATGCATGGCAAATTGACAAGAGCTCACGTTAAACCCTGTCTCGGCTACACCATATTGGTTATATACTCCCTTACCCAATAAGGAAATATCTTTAGGACCATTTCCAAAGACCGCTTTAATGATTTGTTTATCCTTGTCTGTATCTACCGCATCCCCATTGCGAATATTCTGACTGCTATTTCCGGTTACAAATAAGGCTTTTGGCATTTTCGTATATTTCTTATTTGCTCGTATAAACCGGGCACATGCGCCATCCACTTGATTATGAATATTGTCCTTTGAAACATCCACTCCAAACACAAACTTCAATTTAGACCGTATCCATTTCGGCATATCACCTGCTTTCCCTACAGCATAGTCAATCAAGGTATTATCACGTTCAGATACTCCCATTATCAAGTTCTTCTTTACAACCAAATTATGGAAATCGCGTAATCCTTGAGTGCTTGTCTCATCATTAGAACGATTGTAATATACATCATCATTACGTTCGTATTCAGGTAGATTTTCTCCGGTTGATATCATATACTCGGTGATTGGTTGATGAATTGAATGCCAATTATTGTTCGCAACGTGATACGCATTTCCATAATTCTTCATTCCAGCGCGCAATTCACTCGTCTTATCATACCGAACACGTAATGGAACCCATTTCCATCCATCATCATTATCCATTACATATTTGAATTCTACAATCATATCATCTTCAAAATACTCATTCTCCTCTGTCATCATATACAGATTCGTTTCGTCTCCCTTCAATATTATATTACACAAATGAGCGGTTTCATCATAAGGATTTGTTGGTTGGAATGGAACAGGTTTATAGGAATCCTCATTGTCCAAATCTTCAGGGGACGGCAACTTATCGTTTAAGATGTCTTGACATGGATTCAAATATCCATGTTTGCGTTCATCGAAACCACATCTTAGCACCAGGGTTTTATATTGGATTACTTCTTGATTACCCTCCATATTACGCCCTTCTTGGAAAATATGATGGACCTCGTCCCGACCCGTCTTATCCTTCTTTACAGAGACCAGGAAATCGATTGTATTGAACTCTGCGGGCTTCCATTTAAATGACTTTTCCCAAGTTGATTTGTATAACGGACCCGGAGACCCGTTTAGCGTGTTGCCTCCAGCAGGTAAATCCATTGGGGTGAAAATCAATCCATCCGTAGTATATTCAAACAATCCGTCATTTATATCGGATAACTTCTTAGAACAAGCATTAAAGATATTACCATGTTCGCTGGAAGCATTGAAACCCTTACATTTTACAATTAAATCGGGGGAACGTTTGTTCTCCTTTGGTTCAACTTCATCGTTCGATGAAGTCTCTAAGATGGAAATTGGTTTTAACAACTCGATTAATTCGCTGAGTAACTCAAGACGGAACTTCTTCGCAACGATTTCACCTTTCTCAATATTCTCGTCGGTTTCAATAGGCGGTAAGTAATTTATAAATGGGAATTCACGCACCGACTTTCCATTCACATAATATAAATCAAATCCAGCAAACATATTCAGGTATTTATTATGTTTGTCTTCGCGAATATGTTCCCCATCTAACAAACTGTTGAAGATGGTTTTCTCATTTGTTTTTGAACCGGTAAATGTTACATTCATATTGGTATCGATTAAGTAGATTTTACCATTATTCGCAATATATAACAACTTTCGGTCACCATCTGCCTTCTCGGTAACACAATAATTATCTCGTATACTTACGATTGTAGAATCTTCTATAGGCGCAATTACATTTTCGATTTGTAATGTAAATGAACCGGGACCAATAAAATCCTTTGGATAAATGCGCTTTGTTTGATAACCTTCTCCACGAACCATACGCATATATGATTGTAATACATGTTCTTGTTCGCTATATGGGATTGGATATTTACTTTCCTGTAATCCGCTCAGAATTATACGAATACATTTTCGCAAGTCGGTCATTAACCGCGCCGCATTATCATACGCAGTTCCAGTGCCTACCTTCGCATTGTCTATTTCTAACTCAATCTCATAGGATTCCTGTCCCGAAAATACCTCCGCTTCTTGAATCGTATATTGGGGAACTGGAATACGATTCATCCGCTTTGAACCCTTTACTATGCTTATATCTGCGAATATAGGATACTCATCATGATAAAAACGCACACGGTTCATGGAGCGAAAGAGCTTCTTAGAATCAGTCCACTTTGATATGATGTTTCTTGACAATCCTGATTGGACGTTGAAATCTTGTTCGGTTTGGTAGGAAACGCGGAAATTGAAATCTTCCATATCCAGTTTACGTATATAACCTCCTTTACTATCCACGGCTGACATCTTCTGTGTGAACTTTATCTTATTAAATAGAGTAGATGGCATGTCAATTACCTTTTGAATATTGTTTGTACGACAGTATTCTTGGATTAGGTCTGTTCCTACGATTTCAGCACGGATATTTGACATTTTTATCTGTCCGGTACGTGTATCAACAAACTCATTTTGAATACGTAAAATCTGATTTCCACGACTATTCTCCGGCTTAAATCCACATGCATATAATTGCTTTACTACGTTATCATAACCCATTTTATTGATTGGTTTTGATACTTTCGGATTTGTACCAAAACGGATTTCCAATTCACTTGTTTTGTTGTTAGTGGAAATTATAGGGTTGCTTTCTAAATACTGCCCTACTATACTTTCAAATTCTTCTTTGGCTTGCTTTGATGTACGTACGGGTTTAATTTGGGTGTCGGACATCTTGGTTCGTTCCCTATCAGTATGTTCGGTCATAATATAATATATATAAAATCATATATTATTTTATACCTTTTTCAATTTTGTATCTTTACTCCCAACGGATTCTGTTATACACAAGTTCATATAATTCCTTCTTCTTATACTTCTTATCCTCATCCAACAAACCCAATTGGCGTGCCTTTTCCATTAATTCAATTATTTTATAGTTGGAAATCGTCTTTAATGGTGTCAAATAACTTTCTAAACATGTCAGTTCGTCCATTAATAACATCTTCTCTGAAGATAAAGGCTCAATATCTACACTGTATTTGTTGTTGTCTTCACGATATATCGCGTATGTCGGTAATTCTACCTCAGTATTAGAAATGAACTTTACATAGATACCCCTTTCGCTATTTATCATGTAAATATTTATCTTGTATAAAACACACAGCGCAATTGCCACTCGGTAATTTATATCCTTTGTTATGCTTAATAAATCAGAAGTTAATTCCTGAATTGCCACGTTTGTAAATTTCATATTTGTAGTTTTCATTACTGTTTTGTCCTTTTGGATTACATCTATTAACTCTTTCTGAACTTCCAACTGCCTAACGCGATGATTTCGAGTAACCTGTTGGAAATCAGCATATCCATATGAAATTATATACAGACACCAAAATAAACTATCCTTTTTATTTGGACGTATTGCATCCATATTACGATTCACGGGTTTGGGTTTATATGAAACACTCGTTGGAACAGGGTCTTTACATTTTTCGGGTTTCGGTTCTGGAATGCTCTCTTTTACAACCATATCCACTGGAAGAATCGTATCGACGGTATACATATGTGGCTTTAAATTCGAAATTATTTGTGACAATTCAATAGGGGGATTGTCATAAAAAAATAGGTTGTTGCAGAAATTAGTCATTGTGGTTACTCTGTAAATACAAGCATATCTCTTTATCTCCTTTACACATATCTATATGAGATTGTGTTCTCGGGTTCTTCTTGTTCTAAAATTATGTTCTTAAATTCTTCTTTTTGGTATTCTACCGTCTTAAATGTATCCGCCTGGTCTTCTACATATGCCATGTACTTTTCTAATTCTTCAACTACCTCAGTTTCCAGAAAAGTCATATTTACGAAGATACCGCTTTTGTTCTCGTTCAGTTTACATAGATTCTTTGATAAGATTTTTAACACTTCTACCTGTTGGAATTTACTAAGAACTTCTATTCTTTCCTTTAGATTTTCTAACTTATTTACGTCCACGGTCGCCATATACAATAACAGTTACATAAACTTTAAATGATTTTACAAACTAATTTGATACTAATTCCTTATCAATAACTGTTTCTTTCAGGATATTGTTGATGATTTTCTTTTCAAACTTTTCAACTTCTTCCTTTCCATAACCTCCTAATGATGCTTTGGAGTATTCAAAGAACTTGTCGCATTCTGGTGTATCTAATATGTCATATTTGGGGTTTTCGGCTATCCAAGGATGAACTTGGGCTTTGTTCTTATTGGCTACTATACGGACTGCCTTTCGTAAATGCTTTTTGGTTTCATCTTCCTTCGCCCATACATCAGAATCTTTTACGTAGACAGTTTCACGTTTCAAATCCGTACAGTGGATTGGTCTTATGTGTGGATGCATATCACGGATACGCTCTAACATAATGTCTGATATACCTCTCACATATCCTACTTCTCCGGTTTTGATGAAATCATTTACGGTTAGTTCTATAGATTGGATGAAATCATTTAGATTTATAGCATCCTTGCACGTCTCGTTCAAAAATACATTCAGGTTGAACTTGTTGTTAGTTGTATTGTTGATTGTATTGTTTGTTGTATTCCCGGCATTCTTAGATAGCTCTATGATTGTATCTTGCTGTTCCGTCATTCTCTGTTGTTGTTCGGTCATTCTTTTATGTTGTTCTACCATCATCTCCTTGAATTCTTGGTTCTGTTTCAGTAACTCTATTACCAAAGAGGAATCCAATGGAGGGGCATGAGTTTGTCCTTGGTCCTCTCCTTTACACTTCTGTTTGTGATTCCATAACCCACGTTTATATTTATATCGCTTTCCACATTCACAATAAAACCCATCAGGGGTATTAGGGGTATTTTTAATCCTAGTCATCCTCGTTAGATGTTTAGCTGTATTTAAATGTCGTTTATAATCTTTTTTATTACAGCATTTAAAGTTACAATCATTACATGTAAATTCGATTGGGGATTTTAGGGGTGCTTCCATCCTTAATAATCCTATATATTAAGGATAGATATTACCCCTCTAAATACTTTCCGTATTAACATACTTAAAAATTATGCTAATAACAATTTCACCATAAATTACAAAATTACTGCATTATCCTCATAAACACAATTTCAGAAAAGTAGTAAAACGAAACTATCTCGCCCAAATGAAAAAAGGACATTTTATAAATGTCCATTTTTGAAAATCGTTGCCATTTCTTTTTTCAACTTTTCAAGAATAGATTTTCAGTTCTCTACTAGATTCTTATCAATAACTGTTTCTTTCAGGATATTGTTGATGATTTTCTTTTCAAACTTTTCATCCTCTTCTTTTCCATAACCTCCCAATGATGCTTTGGAGTATTCAAAGAACTTGTCACATTCGGGGGTATCTAATATGTCATATTTGGGGTTTTCGGCTATCCAAGGGTGCACTTGGGCTTTGTTCTTATTGGCTACTATACGGACTGCCTTTCGTAAATGCTTTTTGGTTTCATCTTCCTTCGCCCATACGTCGGAATCCTTTACGTAGACTGTTTCACGTTTCAAATCCGTACAGTGGATTGGACGAACATGAGGATGCATATCACGAATGCGCTCTAACATAATATCAGATATACCTCTCACGTATCCTACTTCTCCTGTTTTGATAAAATCATTTACAGACAGTTCAATTGACTGAATAAAATCATTTAGATTTATAGCATCCTTGCATGTCTCATTTAGAAACACATTGAGATTGAACTTGTTGTTAGTTGTATTGTTATTATTATTGATTGTATTGTTGTTTGTTGTATTTCCTACATTCTTAGATAACTCTATAATTGTATCTTGTTGTTCTGTCATTCTCTTATGTTGCTCTATCATCAATTCCTTGAATTCTTGGTTCTGTTTCAATAACTCTATTACTAAAGAGGAATCCAATGGGGGTGCATGAGTTTGTTCTTGGTCTTCTCCTTTACACTTCTGTTTATGATTCCATAATGAAGCACGATGATTATATTCTTTTCCACAAGCACAAGCATAAATAATTGGAGACTTTTCTGGTTGTATACCGATTGTAAGTCGCTTAGTGTGTTTTACAGTCTTGCAATGTTTGATATAATCGCTATTTTTACTGCATATATAATTACAAGTTTCGCATTTATATGATTTTGTTACTCCGCGAGATTTGCGCGACATGTTGTATAATATACAACGAAAAAATCGCTAAACGTCATCCACATTAATATACCTAAAAATATATGCTAATAACAATTTCACCATAAAAACCAAAAATACTGCGTTATCCTCATAAACACAATTTCAGAAAAGTAGTAAAACGAGACTATCTCGCCCAAATGAAAAAAGGACATTTTATAAATGTCCATTTTTGAAAATCGTTGCCATTTCTTTTTTCTACTTTTTACTTACATTCATAGAAAGTAAATCTAAAATCTAAAATCTAAAATCTAAAATCTAAAATCTAAAATCTAAAATCTAAACATTTCCGTTCAGTAAACGTATATCCATTTTCCGTTGTTCTGACTCAAATGCCCTTATTCTTTGGTAGTTTATACTGTTATCTAGTTCAATTTGTCGAAGTGCCTTGTATGTTGTATTTTCATACCTTAATCGTAAGGGTAACTCGGATTGATATTTATTGTATTCTTTTATGTCTTTTTCATGTTGGTCTATCATAATTTTATGATATTGTTGTTCGACTCCACTCAAATCAAGAGGCATAATCCCTTTGTATCCTGGAATAATGGTTGATTTCATTATTATAGTACTCTATAAAAAATGGCTGATTCCATCAATTTTTTGGAATGCCTTGCGCTACAAATATTACTCATGTGTAAATCAGGATACGCGAGAACGTGTCAAGAACAACCTGGTTGTACGGCTGGCCGACCTAATCTTATAAAAATTGAAAATAAAAAACACTTATAAATTATTGCATTATATTTATAACCATATCGATTAATAGTATGTCCGTATCCGACCAAACGCAACCTGTCATCGCCCCTAAGGCGAAGGAAGTCATCCCTTATTGCTGGGATAGCGATGATACAATGAGTGATGGTACAATGGACGAGTCGTGTGATGAGGATGATGATGATGATGACATGACCCGTGACGAAAGGTTCAGGGCTATGATACAGAGGCAGTCCAAGGACCGCATCATTACGATGATGTTATCATGTCCATATGAAATCAAGTTCGACTCAGGAATGACCGAATGGGTGCGGAAGCAGACCAAGGACACAGTCCTCGAGTTCTTCTTCATGAATGACGAGGAGAAGAAGGCCTACTACACCGTACATGGTCCCATGCACGACAGAAAGACTGCTGCTGAAAAGGCCGCTGCTGCTGAAAAGGCCGCTGCTGAAAAGGCTGCTGCAGCCGAAAAGTTCAGGGCTGTGTTGCAGGATGAGTCCAAGGACCGCATCATTATGATGATGTTCTTATGTCCATATGAAAGCGAGTTCGCATATGAAAGCGAGTTCGACCGAGTATTGACCGAATGGTTGTGGAAGCAGACCAAGGACACAGTCCTCGACTTCTTCTTCATGAATGACCAGGAGAGGAACGCCTACTACACCGCACATGGTCCCATGCACGACAGCAAGGTTGCTGTTGAAAATGATGCTGCTGCTGAAAAGGCTGCTGCTGAAAAGGTTGCTGCTACTAAAGCAGCCGAGAAGGCAGCTGCATCCGAAAAGTTCAGGGCGAAGCTGCAGAATGAGTCCAAGCACCGCATCATTATGATGATGTTCTTATGTCCATATGAAAGCAAGTCCGACCGAGTATTGACCGAATGGTTGTGGAAGCAGACCAAGGACACAGTCATCGACTTCTTCTTCATGAATGACCAGGAGAAGAACGCCTACTACACCGCACACGGCCCCATGCACGACAGCGATGCACCTGAGTACACCGACGAACACGCTATGTACGCTATGGAGCGTCAACACGATGACTACTACTGGCGCGACAGAGAGGTGAGCTCGGGAGATGGAAATCAAATATTTCAAAGCTGAGGCAGAAGCAGTGAAGAACGCGAAAAGAAAGCTCTGTGGAAACTAAAAAATTACCTGCCTTAAAATCGGCATTTTAAATGTTCAAATGTGTCAAAAGTCAAAATAAAAAATAAAAAAGATAAGTTGTAAGTAAACCGAAAAATACTCGTTTAGTATTTTTTATTTTTATATTTTACAAAGTTAAATGAATTATGTTTGTAAAATATGCGATGAATGTCCGAATAGCCATTCATTTTCAAAGGTAAGTGAAGATAATGGAATACATATTTTTTATACATGCCCGGCAGACGCAATCAAATACAATGATTCAGTTGGTATTATAAAGCATTATAAAGATACATTGGATTCGTTGGAAGGACAAAAGTGGAAATGGGTTTTTGATAGTAAGGGCTTTGGTTGGAAACATGCTACTCAAATAGGTCTGGCTATTGAATTAGCTAAACTGATATCTAGTAAAACGTATGGAGACACTTTACAAGATATTACATTGTTGAACCTGAATTCATATGGTAAATGTATGTTGAATTTATTATGGAATTTTTTGAGTACTGACATTCAAAACAAAATTAAGCTATCGGCTCAATCTTAATGTGTTCTTCGTTGGTCTCAGCGGCAGCTTGTTCTGCGGCAGCCTTCTCAGCAGCAGCCTTCTCAGCGGCAGCCTTCTCAGCGGCAGCTTGTTCTGCGGCAGCGTGTTCTGCGG